CGACGGTCTCAACGTCCACGGCGTCATTGCCGATGAGCTTCACGCATGGAAGTCTCGCGAAATGTACGACGTGCTCGAAACCGCCACTGGCTCGCGTGAACAGCCAATGATCATCGCCATCACCACTGCCGGTGTGGACCGCCGCAGTGTGTGTTTTGAGAAACACGAATACACCCGCAAGGTCCTCGAAGGCTGGAAAGACGGTTCCTTCGAAGACGATACCTGGTTCGGCATCATCTTCACCATCGACGAAGGCGACGACTGGCGCGACGAAAGCGTCTGGATAAAAGCCAACCCCAATCTAGGCGTTTCAAAATACATCGAAGATCTACGCATGAAAGCCAAGCGAGCTGCGCAAATGCCTGCCGCGCTTGCAAGTTTCCTGCGCCGTGAACTTAACGTCTGGGTCCAGGGCGAAGTCAAATGGATGCCGATGGATCAATGGCGCAAGTGTGGTGGCAAGATCCCTGCAATTCAACTTCCCAAGCGACTGGAAAAAGCAACCTGTTATGGCGGCTTGGATATGTCCAGCACATCCGATCTGACCGCCTTTGTAATGGTCTTCCCTGATGAAGATGGTTACTTCGATGTAGTTTGCCGTTTCTGGGTGCCAGAGGATCAACTTGAAATCCGCACGCGTGACTATGGTTTGCAATACAGTGTCTGGAGAGATCAAGGCTTTATCGAAACAACACCCGGTAACTCTATCGACCCCGATTACATCCTCGACCAGGTCGAGCAGGATGCAGACTTCTTCCACATTGACCAAGTCGCGTTCGATCGCTGGGGTGCGGCACGTGTGGTGACTACCCTTGAGAACAAGGGACTGACGATGGTGCAATTCGGTCAGGGCTTCGCCAGCATGAATCCACCCATGAAGGAACTGGAACGGCTGGTCTTATCCGGCAAGCTGCGGCATGGCAACAACCCAGTGCTCGAATGGATGGCAGACAACGTGGTCGCCAAGATGGACCCGTCAGGAAATATCAAACCTGATAAAGACAAAAGCATGGAGAAGATCGATGGCATCGTGGCACTCATCATGGCGCTCGACCTGGCATTGCGGAATCCCGAAAAAGTGAGCGCCTTAGAAAAGCATGGCGTTCGCAGGCTCTGATTTATTTTTTGCAAGAACCGCTGTATTGACCTTTTCCCTAACAAGTTATAAACTTAGAACAGAAATTTAATTCTATACCTTTGGCAGTCCCGGTATATCTGGGACATCCCCCTCAGAGCTGATGCCGCTCCGAAAATCTCACCAGAGATTTTCGGAGCGGCTTTTTAATTTTACAAAAAGGAGATTTACAATGTCTGATTTTGTTTTCAATATTGCGAAGGGGCGAGTGGTTGAGTATTACAACCGCGTGAAAGGGAATGACCCGGCGAACAGTGCGCTGGTAATCGTGGCGATCGATGCGAACGGTGACACGGACGCGACGATGAAGGACCGCGACGACTTGGCGGCATTGCTGGGTGGCACGGCGAACGAGGTAACGAATTCGGGATACTCCCGCAAGGTGTTGACGGATTCGGATCTGGCGGCTTTGCCTGCGCCGGACGATACAAATGACCGTTTTGACATTGACCTACCTGACCAGACGTGGAGCGCAGTAGTAGCGGGTTCGGCTTGGACGGACTTGATCGTGTGCTACGACCCAGACACGACCGGCGGGACGGACTCGGCGATCATCCCGTTGACCTGCCATGATTTTCCAATCACGCCGGATGGGAGTGATATCATCGCGCAAATCGCAGCGGCTGGGTTCTTCAGAGCTTCGTAATATCCAATGGCGACAATCACCAACGTTCAAGCCGCAAAATACGGGAGTGCCGCGAGTAATAGTGTCACGGTATCTTGGACATCCACTCCCACCTCTGGCAACCTGTTAGTTGCCAGAGCAATCGGGGCTGCGGCAACGGACACTGGTGCAATCTCAGGTTGGACGTTGGTATCTTCTGCGCGTTATGGGGCAACGACTGGATTCGTTTCTATATTTGTCAAGGTTGCAGGAGGAAGCGAAGGGAATGTGACTGTGACCTTCACCGGCTCGAACCCGACCCGCCTTGTCATTGAGGAGTGGAGCAGTTCAACTGGATGGGCTGCCACGCCATTAGACCAGTCTGCTAATACTAATAATGCGGGCAGTACGGTTACATCCCGAAGCACCGGAACGACCGGAACGACAACGGTTGCAGACGAACTAGCGGTCTCCGTGATCGGTTGGGGCAGTGCAGTCACTGGAATAAGTTGGAGTAATTCGTTCACCGCCAGTTTCTCTCAACCCACCGGATCTTTGACTTTTGGCGGAGCACATAAAACGCTTTCGGCAACCGGGACGGTGGAAACTACTGCCAGTTGGACAACGGCAAGATTAGCTGGCGCGGCAATTGCCACGTTCAAAACAGTAGCCACACTCACTGGCGCGGTTTTGCAATCGAGCGAGACAGATGCGGCGCAAGCAATAGCCCGCCAAAAAGCGCAGGGTGTCGTTCAGAACGCTGAGACGGACAGTGCGCAGGCATTGACGAGCGCGAAGCAGAAGGCGCTGGGGCAGAACGCCGAAACGGATTTCACGCAGGCGTTGACAGGTGCGAAGCAAAAGGCACTGGAACAGCCCTCGGAAGTAGATACATCCCAGGCATTGACGAGCGCGAAGCAGAGGGCGCTGGGGCAGAACGCCGAGACGGACAGTGCGCAGGCATTGACGAGCGCGAAGCGGAAGACTGTCGGTCAGGTAACGGAAGAAGATACGGCGCAGGCGATCACTGAAGGCTCATCCAATCAAATCGTGCAAGCCGTCTCCCAAAACTCCGAGGTGGATCTGGCGCAGGTGTTGACAGGTGCGAAGCGGAAGACGCTGGGGCAGGTCATTGAATCAGACCAAGCTTTAAGCATAAACCGCGCCAAAGTGTTACTGATCGGACAAGTCTTTGAAACCGATCTGGCGCAGGCGCTGTTTCCACAGAAGCGAATTGCCATCATGCAAGTCGTCGAGGTAAACCTCTCACAGCCGATTGCTCGCGGTAGTTTTATTCATGCGCTGGGGCAGGCGTTTGAAACCGAAACGGCGCTGCCCATCTCGAGAATGCTGGTCATCTCTGTGAACTTGGTTAGTGCTGCGCAGGTTGTTACCGCAGGGATGGTTGCTGATGAAATGCAAACGATTTGTCCGTCCGTTGATGTCTTGGGAAATACATCGATGGCAACGTTACAAGGTGTGATCCAGTCTGCCTCGACGGACCGGGTCTATATGGAAACCGAGGTGCTACCATGACAGATGTAATTCAAAATGGAAATATCGGCGTAAAAATTGTGGTCAATGTTGTGGATGAAAACGGAGATCCGCGTAACTTGACTGGCGCCACAAATTTGAAGATCAAACTCCGTTCGGTATTGCCGTCCCAAAAAGGCAAGTCGTTCACGGCAACCGCAGAGAATTTATCGCAGGGATCACTTTCTTATACAACAGTGGCTGGGAATATTGACGCGCTGGGTGAATGGAAAGTGCAAGCCTATTACGAACTCAATGGATGGCAGGGTCACACCAAGCCTGAGATTGCGTTTCAAGTCGAAGACAATCTGGCGTAAAAGAAAAGGAGTAGATCGCTAATGAAAAAATTTACAGCTAGTGTTCTTGCGGCAGCGTTGGGATGGTTATTTTTAACTTCCACTCCTGCCCTTTACGCCTCCCCCAGTGGGAGCGGCACGGCTTGTACCGAAGCCTTCCCCTGCACCCTGACCGAAGCGATTCGGCAGGGTGGTGAGATCATCATGCGCGGCGGGACGTATGCCGCGCCGACGACAGGCTGGCAGTTCGGTGTGACATCTTCGCTGGAAAATTACCCTGGCGAGATCGTGACCCTCACCGCAAAAAGCAAAAGCTCTGGAAATTATATTTTCAAGTGCTTGCAAATCTCGCCGCTGGTGGATGATGTGAAAATCATCGGCTCGGATGTTGGAGGAAGTAAGGGCATTATTATGACTGGGGAATTTCTCGGCATTGCTCCTGCAATTGTTGCTTATCAATGCAATGATTGGGAGATCGCAGGAGTGGAATTCCGCGATGTTGGATACGCTATCTTCCAGAGAAAAGTGAACAACGGCAACACGTCTGCTGACGGGTGGTACGTTCACGATAACCTGGTGTCAGACTACTACCGCGAGAGCGGGATGCAGTTCAATGGCAACGGAAACCTGATCGAGAACAACCGGATCATCAAAAAAACTGGAAACTCATCCACTACTTATGGATGTCAGTTGCTAAATTTGCTTGGGAATAACAACGTCGTCCGTGGAAATTATCTCGAGCGTGTGGACCAGACCGTCCGGTGTATTGGGATTTTCTTTGAGTGGGATTTGGCGGATGCCAACCTGATCGAGAACAACACGATCAAGGGCGTGCCAAACGGCATTTCATTCTTTGGCGGTGATAATAATATTATCCGAGGCAATACGATTTCAGGCGTTGACACGGCTTTTGTCATCCGCTCTTGGTCTGATGCTGTAACTGCCTATCCATGCAACTTTTCCAGCTTTATGCCACTTGAAAGCGATACCGACAATCCAGACTGGCAGTATATGTATCCACACGATTGCATGTCAAAGGGTAATCGCTTTGAAAACAATATCACGAGCGGTTTTAGCAGATTGTCGGTGATCGATCTGCCGGAAGGGTCAAATGTGTTTGTGACGGGCGTGCCAGCCTCTCAAACGATGACTGAAACAATTATAAAAACAGCAACCAGCACATCTACAAAAACGCCAGCGCCCACCATTACAAGCACATTGACGGCTACAGCAACTCTGACAAGCACCCCGACCCAAACACCTACGCCGACCATGACCTTCACGCCCACGAAAACGCCATTGCCCACCGTTTGCATTCCCTTATATAAAATTTGTATTGGGGAAATGCCATAGTTGACGTTTGCTTGAAAAGGTTGTAAACTTAGAACAGAAATTCAACTAAATACTTTTTGGCAGTCCTGGTATATCTGGGACATCCCCCCCCCCTCAGAGCTGATGCCGCTCCGAAAATCTCACCAGAGATCTTCGGAGCGGCTTTTTTATTTCCCATGCAGAGACCTGTTTACCCAACCATCCCTACCGCCTACACCTTTCAGGAATTCGCGAACATCAACTTCAAGATGTATGCGAAGACTGAAGGCAAACACATGGGCATTGATATCGGTGTCGTCAGCGGACAGCCTGGCGCACCGATTTATGCTGCCTACAACGGTTACGTGATGGAGGCGGGCTACTCCGATCAGGGCGGCTACGGTCGCAGAGTCGTCATCGAGCATGAAGACGGCAGATACAACACGCTTTATGCTCACTTACAAACGGTCAGGGTCAACACAGGTGATTACCTCAGCGCCGGTCAAATGCTCGGCACAATGGGCGGCAACATCGAAGACAAACAGCGCGGTGCCAGTGGTGGCACGCATCTGCATTTTGAAGTCATCCTGCGCGACCCCGTCCCTGGATCGATCCGCACGAGTCGCGGCTACTGCGTTGACCCGATTCCCTATCTCATGCAGCGTTACTTCCCTGCACCCATCAACGCAATTCAAATCAAAAGCCTCAAGGGCTTGCGCGTGCGCGTGAAGCCGCAGGTCACCAGCGAAAGCATTCGCAACTTGCGACTGAAAGACATCGTCAACATCGCCGAAGTGCTGCCTGCTACTGACAGCGCACAATGGGTCAAGCTGTGGAGTCTACGTGACGAATACAGCGCCATCAAATACGACGGGCAGATCAATGCCGAGCTGGTCGCGCCGCTTGTTGTAGACGTTACGCCTCCACCCGCGCCCGAGCCGGGTGAGAGCCCATCAGGCGGTACTTACGCCGAAGGCTATACAGCCGCCATCCAAAAAATACAATCTTATCTTGAAACCCTTAAGGGGGAGGTCACTCAATAATGCCGCCTGAAAGCATCTGGCTTCAGTTCACCATCGTCGCTATTGTCATCCTTGCCATGACTGTCATCTGGCGCGAGATGAAAAAATTTATCGACGAGCAGGATAAAAAGCGCGACGAAGAGCGCGAAAAACAACGAGTATGGCAGGCAGAGCAGGAATCGCTGCGCGACGAACGCTGGCATGAATTTCTGAAAGCCATGCAGGAGGAATGGATGGCTCAGAATAGCGTCAACACCAAAGCCGTACAAGACCTCATTAAACGCGTCGACGAAATGCTGCGACGCATGGACGAACACGACCGCTTTACCCGCGATGCCATTGTTGCCATGCGCGAAAGGACAAACAAAGCGTGAACTTTCTGAAGTCCATCGAGCGCGAAGAAGTGACATACTGGGTCGGGCTGGCGTTGCTTTTCGTCGGGCTGACCATTCGCGTTTCTGTAGCAACAGCTCTCATCGTCACCGGTGCGGTCATTGCGTTGGAGTCGGTTGTCACCTCGTATCTGGCGACCTGGCTGGCGTGGAAGAGTGGGGCGAAATAATGCCGCTCTCCATTACGCGCGTCCAACAGCGTTTCCATCCCTCGCAGGATCCACCTGAATGGTTCCGGCAGTACGCCCTCAACATGGGCTGGGATACCAACTCGGGCATCAACATCAACCCCGATACCGCCATGCGTGTCAGTGGTGCGTTGGCATGCATTCGCATCATTGCCGATACCGAAGCTTCGCTTCCGTTCCATACCTATCGCGAAATTAAAGGCGGCAAAGACAAGGCAAAGGATCACTACCTCTACCCGATCCTGCACGATGAAGCCAATCCCGAAATGTCAGCCTTTACCTTTCGGCGCACCATGACCGCCCACTGTGCTAGCCGTGGCAATGGGCTGGCAGAGATCGAATTCAACGGGGCAGGGCAGGTCAAGGCGCTGTGGCCGCTCAACCCCGACAAGGTCACCTTGATCCGCGAGAAGCGCTCCAAGAAATTGGTCTACATGGTCACTCTGCCAGACGGCGAAGAGAAGCCTTTATTCTCCGAACGCGTGCTGCATATCAAATGGCTGAGCCAGAACGGCTTGTGGGCGTTGTCACCGGTGCAGTTGCAGCGTGAGTCCTTCGGCATTTCAATGGCTGCCCAGGAATTCATGTCGCGTTTCTTCAGCAACGATGCCAGCCCACGCGGCGCATTGGAAACTGATCAAGCCCTGAGTGACAAAGCCTTCAGTCGCCTCAAGGAAGAGTTTATTGACAATCATGGCGGGCTGGATAAAAAGCACCGCTTCGCCATCCTCGAAGAAGGGCTGAAGTTCAACCCCATCAGCCTCTCGCCGCAAGACATCATGCTGCTCGATCTGATGCGCTTCGGCATCGAAGACGTCGGTCGCATCTGGGGCATCTCGTCAGACATGCTCAACCTATCAGACGCATCCGCTACCTATGCCAGCGTCGAGCAGTTCGGCATCCGTTTTACCACTCACACCGTCCGTCCGTGGACCGTGAATTGGGATCAAGAAGTAAACCGCACACTGCTCACTAAGAAAGAGCGCAAGGAATACTTCTGCGAACACAACCTCGACGGTCTGCTGCGTGGCGATTATGCCACCCGCACCGCAGGCTACAACAGCGGCATCACCACTGGCTGGTTGACCCGCAACGAAGCACGTGGGTTTGAGAACCTGAACCCGCTCGATGGCTTGGATGAACCGCTGGTGCAACTCAATATGTCTGTGGCACAACAACGCGCCATCATGCAGCCGATCTATCACGACATCTTCCATCGCATCCGTCGTCGCGAGCTGCATGACGTGGAGTCTGCAGAGAAGCGTTTCAAGCAAGTACCTTCTGCTTTTGACGAATGGCGGCACAGTTTTTACAACGACGATCACAGGAAGTTTGTTGCCCTGCAGTTGGCGCCTGCCTTGAAAGCCCATACCGCACTGCGGCAAGAGTCTTTGATCGGCACGGAGATTGATGCACTGGCAGAAGAGTTGGCAGACAAATACTGTGAAGAAGCCCTGCGCGGCGGTAACCCTGACCTGCTGCGGAATTGGATCAAGCAATTATCAGAACGGAGTGAAGTATGAGCGAACAAATCGAAAAACGTTATCTCGACATGATGCCCGAAGCCATCACCGGCGAAGGTGGCATGTTCATCATCCGCGGCACATCGCCGGTCTTCAACGCCATCAGCGAAGTGCTGGTGGATGCGGAGATTGGACCCTTCCGAGAAGTTATCGAGCCGACCGCGCTCGATGCGTTGTTTGCCAAAGGCACTCCCGACACACGCGGGCGCATGGATCACAAGATTGTGCTTGGGCGCACCAAGAACAACACGCTCATGCTGCGTAAAACTGAAAAGGGCATCGAGTACGACATCTTCGTCAATCCCGATGATCCCGAAGCGTTGAGCGCTTACCGCAAAGTGCAGCGACAGGACGTGGATGGCGCATCCTTCATGTTCACGGTCGCGCCAAATGGCGAAACCTGGGAGATGCAAGATGGCATGCCCTTGCGCCGTGTGAAAGAAATTGACCAGCTGATGGACGTGGGACCGGTGACGTTCCCCGCGTATCCGCAGGCGAGCGCGAACGCTCGCAGCAAAGTTATTGAATTGCGTCAACAGCAAAGCGAACCGACCGAACCAGAAGGCACGGAAGGTGAGAGTCCAATAGATGACCAGAAGGTCATTGGCGATGATCAAACGCTGCAGTTGATGGCAATGGAAATAGATATCGACCTCGACCAACAAACAAAGGAGTAATAAAGCATGTCTGAAATTCGTGAACTCAAGCAACAGAAAGTCACGCTCTTCAACCAGGCGAAAGCCATCAAGGATGCGGCAGTCGCCGCTGGGCGTTCCATGACCCAGGAAGAGCAGAACAACTGGAACACCATCATGGACAAATGGACTGCGCTCAAGCAGGACATCGATCAACGTGAGCAGCTCGCCGCGATGGAAACCGATATCCAAGGCGCAGATAGCCGCTCAGTCACCCTGCCCAATCCTGGCGACGATGGCGCTGGTGAAGGTCGTGGCAGACGCTTGGATCTCTCCAAGTTCCCTGCTCGCTATCAACATGCCCTGCGTGAGTTGCAGGAACGTGGCGACTTCCGCATGAAGCCAGACTATGCAGGTGTGATGGACCCGTTCATTCGTGACAACATCCTGCCGAATGTCAACAAGCGCGATCTGCAACTGACGGACGGTCCCAAGGGCGGCTACATTGCCCCTCCGCCTCAGTTTGTTGCAGGCTTGCTCATGGCGATGGATGCCGATCTGTTCTTCCGTCAACCTGGCTTTGCCACCGTGATCACCCTCAATTCCACCGAAGGCTATGAAGCCTCTCTCGATGCCGATCCCGAAGATGGCGAATGGACAACCGAGGTCAAGGAATTGACCGACGACGACGATATGGCGTTTGGCAGACGCGAGTTGAAACCCACCCGCCTTGCCAAAGGCATCAAGGTTTCCAACCAGATGCTGCAACTCGTTCCATCCGCAGAAGACATCGTGCTTGAGCGCTTGCGCTACAAGTTCGGCGTGACGCAGGAAAAAGCATTCATGACCGGCAGTGGAGCTAAGCAGCCGCTTGGCGTGTACACCGCTTCTGATTACGGCATCCCCACCAGCCGCGACGTCAGCACCGATAACACCACCACTGCCATGACCTACGACGGTCTGCGCAATGCCAAGTACTCGGTCAAGAACAAGTACTGGCGCAACTGCAAGTGGATCTTCCATCAGGATGGCGTCAAGCAGATCGCCAACATCGAGGACACTCTCGGTTACCCGATCCTTGCGGAAAGTGTGCGCGAAGGCGAGCCAGACACCTTGCTTGGTCGCCCGTATTACATGAGCGAGTTCAACCCGAACACGTTCACCACCGGTCAGTACGTAGGCATCTTCGGTGACTTCACTTTCTATCACATCGCCGACAGCCTCACCATGACCATTCAGCGCCTGATCGAGTTGTACTCTCGCACCAATCAGATCGGCTTCCATGCCAATATGTATACCGATGGCATGCCCGTTCTCGCTGAAGCCTTCGCCCGCGTGAAGTTGGGCTAAACCTTTCAAGTGATAACCCCCAGCCTATATGGCTGGGGATGATCTTCGTTTCAATAAGGAGTAAACGATGGAACTTCATAACAACCTCAAATTCTCGCGCGCGATTTCCCCCGCAGCTGCGGTCACGGATAACACTGCGTATGTCTCGCAGATCCTCGACACTGCCAACTTTGAAGACAACGAGCTGGTGCTGCAGATCGGTTCTCTCGCCGATGCTGATGCCACCTTCACGGTCTTGATCGAAGAAGGCAATGTGAGCAACCTCAGTGACAACTCTGCTGTGGCAGATGCCGACCTGCTTGGCACAGAATTGCTCGCGGGCTTCCAGTTCGATGACGACAATGAGACCCGCAAGATCGGGTACATTGGCAAAAAGCGCTACATCCGCGCCACCGTCACACCTGCCAATAACACTGGCAATGCGTTCCTCTCCGGCACTTGGGTACAGGGTGGCGCTCGCAAAGCTCCTCTCGCGTAGGTGATCCATGAAAGTCACAATGATCACCTTGTCCGCTAGTCCCGATGGTGCCCGCCTACCTGGCAAGACATATTCTGTCTCTGCTGAAGAAGGCAAGGCGCTCATCGACGGCGGCTATGCCGTCGAAGTGAAATCGACAGATGCCGCTAAGGCAGAACCGTCCACTTCCTCTGCACCTCGCACGGCGACACGTTCTCGCGGTCGCACGGCCGCCAAGTCGGAAGCCGACGAAGCCAACCCCGCTGAAGCTGGCGAGGAAGCCGACGAAGCCTAAGGAATCTCAGGCGTAACTGGCACGCTTGTTTCCACGTGGGTCAGGCAGACCCTACCTTCCCTGTCTGACCCACACCTTGAGAGTCTATCCACCATGAACCTGACCGTCATCACCCCGCCCGAAGAAGAGCCTGTTTCTGTAGCAACAGCCAAGGCGCATCTGCGCGTGGACACCACCGCCGACGATGCCTTGATCGAGACCTACCTCAAAGCGGCACGGGAGCTGTGCGAGGGCTTGGCACGGCGCTCGTTCGTGACCCAAACCTTCCGCCTGGTGCTGGATGATTTCCCGTCCGTTCCCCTGAAGCTGCCACGCCCACCACTGCAATCGGTGGATTCGGTCACGTACATCAACAGCAACGGCGACGAGCACGATTGGACAGACTTCACCGCCGATACGCGCAGCGAGCCGGGCAAGGTGATTTTCAATAGCCTGCCCAATGCCAGCTTGCAAGAGTCAGGTGCGGTCGCAATCGAATTCACCGCAGGCTACGAGTCCGCCGAAGATCTGCCCAATGCATTTGGGTTGGCAATCCTGCAGACTGTGGCAGCCTGGTACGAAGGTCGTGAAATGGGACGTGTACCAGGCGGTGCAAAAGAATTGCTTATGTCCGATCGAGGAAGCTGGTTCTAATGGCTGGCGTTGATATCAAGATTGGCGACATGCGCGATCGCATCACGTTTCAATCGCCGACCATCAGCAAGACCGGCGGTGGAGCGCAGACCGAAGCCTATGCCAACGTGGCAACCAACCCAACGGTCTGGGCGCAAATCGTATGGGATCACGGGCAGAATGTTGTGGTTGCTGCTGACGCCGAACGCTCCGAAAAACGGGGCACGGTCACGATCCGCTACCGCAGTGACCTGTCAGATAAATGGCAGGTGCTAGTGGATGACGAAGCCTACAAGATCATCTCGCCGCCCGACCATGTCCGTGGGCTGAATCGCTGGACGGTCTTCCGCATCGAGCGCGTGGAAGGGACCGTGTAATGGCAAAGGGAACCCTCACCTTCAAAGGCTTGGAAAACTGGATGGAGCAGCTCGCTGAAGCAGGCGAGAGCGTTGACGAAGCGGTGACCGAACTACTTGGTGAGACGCAACCCTTCATTGAAGAAGAGCTGATTGCGCAACTGCGAAAGACCTCTGAAGCCTACACCGGCGAAACCGCATCCACCATCCAAGTCAGTGGAGTCCAGCAGGAAGGCAACTTCCTGTATGTCGAAGCGACCGTGGGCGGCAGCGATGCACCACAGGCAACCTACAAAGAATACGGCACCACACGCCAGGCAGCAGAACCATTCGTTCGTCCAACCTTCCGTGGTCATCGGCTGAAGAACAAACTGAAGGAAGGCATGAAGGGCATCTTGCTGAAAAGAGGCTTGCAATGACAACCATTTTCGAGCGGGTAGAAACCGCACTCGGCACGGTCATCCCGACAATCAGCTTCGCCTCAGCTCCCTACAAGGGCACGCTGCCAAACGCGTATGTCACGCATCAGTTGATCAACTCGCCTGCCGAACAACATGCTGATAATGAAGAAACTGAACGTTCCTATACCATGCAGTTGAACTTTTGGGACAAAGCAGGCATCCCATCCACCACCAACGTAGATGCTGCCATGAAAGCGGCAGGCTTTATGAAAAGCAATATTGTCCAACTTCCGCAGGACCCGCAAACACATCACTACGGTCTAGCGGTCGAATATGTTGATCTTGAATCACAGGAGTAACCCATGACAAAACAATACAGTGTCGTCGGTGTCGATAGCGTCTACTACGCGCTGGTCACACAGGACGACGAAAACAATTATGTTGCGGGATCCCCGCAGCGGCTCAGCCAGGCGATGGAGATCAAAGGTACGCCCGCCGCGTCCAGCGAAACCCAGTTCGCCGACAACATGGAGCATGACATCGTGACCGTTGAGGGTCCGACCACGCTCGAGTTGATCGTGCCGAATATCGGCGAAGACATTCTCGCAGAGTTGACTGGCGCAGTGCTCGATACTGCAAGCGGTCGCATCTTCGATGATGCCAACCCCACTGAAGCACCATACTTCGCGCTCGGCTATCGCTTCAAAAAGCGCAACGGCTCCTATCGTTACCGCTGGTATCTCAAGTGTCGCGCTGAAAAGCCGATGGAAGAGGGCGTATCTGAGAGCGACAAAGTCAACCTCAAGACCACCACGCTCAAGGTCACTGCGGTCAAAACCGCCTATCAGTTTGACTTGCTCGGCGATGCTTCGCGCATGTCGGGCGTCAAACGTGTGCATGGCGATGAAGACCTCGACAACTTCGACCCCGCGACCTGGTTCGCTGCCGTGCAGACGCCTGTCGCTGGCACGCCCAGCGCGTTCAGCCTCACTCCAGTTCCCGCCGATGGCGCGACCGGAGTCGTGGTCTCTGCCAACCTCACCCTGACCTTCACCAACGCCCTGGCAGGCGGACGCGAAGCCGGTATCACGCTGATCAATCTCGATACCCAGGCACCGGTGGCAGTCGCTCGCATCATCAATGCGGCTCGTACCGTGGTCACGCTCAACCCGAATAGCAACCTCGGCGCAGCCACCGACTACGCCATCATCGTCCACGATGTGGTCGATATCCACGGTCAGGCATTGACCGACGCGGTGTACAACTTCACCACGGCGTAAATTTTTCACAAGGTGACAGTCATCTCCAAGGTGACTGTCACCTGAATATGGAAGGTAGAAAAAATGTTACCCCCAATCAAACTAACCTTGTACGATGCAGATGACGTAGAGATTGCAACCTATGAACGAAGCAGAATTCCTTGGGGAATTCTGAAAAAAGCAATTGCTCTTCAAACCAAGGTCAAACAAGCTGAGACCAAAGAAGAAGCCAGGCAATGGTGGCAGATATGGAAAAAGAATGAGGAAACAAGCACCGAAGATGCTCAGATCCTTGCCATATCGCAATTTGTTGTCGAACTATTTGAAAAGAAGTTCACTGTCCGCCAATTGGAAGAAGGCGCTGATGTGTCAGAAGTTATGACCGTTTTCCGCGCTGTGCTTGCTAGGGCAAATCATGCAGTCGGACAGGTAAACCCTCAGAAGCCGTCACCGCGTTAGAGGAAGACGACGAAGGCGACGGCGACTGGACGCTAGATTACGAGTATATGCTGGTTGAATTGTTTCGTTGGAGTATCAACGATATTGACGAGATGGACATCGAAAGTCTTTTACCTTTTTTTAGTCATTACCTGAAGATAAAAGGTAAAAGCGAAAATAAAGCACTTGTGCCAGGTGATCAAACGGATTTTGCATAAACCATTATGGGCGAAGCTGTAGAAAAACTCTCAGGCAAGCTAGGCGTAGACACCACCGATTTTAAGACGAATATCTCGGCGGCGAACCGTGAACTGCGCCTATTAGAGTCGGGCTTTCGGGCAAATGTATCCAGCCTGGGCGATTGGTCACGATCTGCCACGGGCATGGAGAGTCGTATCTCTACGCTCACTGGCAAGATCGAAGTACAAACTCTCAAGGTCGATGCCCTGCGCGAGAACTTCGAACGCATCAAAGAAGAGCAGGGCGAGAACAGTCGCGCTGCCAAGGAAGCCGAGATCGCTCTCAATAAAGAGACCGAAACCCTTGGCAAAATGGAAGCTGAGCTTTCCACATCTGAAGCGGCGTTACAGGAACTGAGCCAGGCGGAAGACGAAGCGGGTAACAGCGCAGATGAAGCCAGCGGCAAAGTGGATGGCTTCGGTTCCTCTATCGACATTATGGGCGGACTTGCAAAAGGTTCTGTAGCGCTAGTGCTCGGACTGGTCACTGCCGTGCTTGCTCTTACTGCAGGCATTGGTGGGCTGGTCTTCAGCACAGCCGATGCTTCTGCACAACTGGTAGATCTGTCTGCAAAGACGGGCATCTCCACGGAGCGCCTGCAAGAACTGAACTACGTTGGTGAGCAAGTAGGCACGTCGCAGGAAACGATCACTGGATCACTGGCACGGCTCGTCCGCACGATGGGCGGGGCGCAACAGCAGTATGCCGACTTCGCCGCCGACCAGGCTGAAGCTGTCGCCAAGGGCGAAGAGTTCGACGGCACACTGGGCGATAATGCCGCAGCATTCGAGACGCTCGGTGTCAAGATCACCGATGCCAATGGCAAACTGCGCGATAACGAAGCGGTCTTTGCCGACGTGCTCGATGCGTTGGGTGGCATAAACAATGAGGCAGAGCGTGATGCCCTTGCCATGTCCATCTTTGGCAAGAGTGCGCAGGAACTCAATCCGCTGATCAAGGCGGGTACAGAGGAAATGAAACGCCTCTCCGAAGAGGCGCGTGAAGTAGGCGCGGTCATGTCTGAAGAAGACGTGGCTGCCTTCGAAGCCTTCGACGATACGCTCGCATCACTCAAGGCAGGCTTGCAGGGCACGCTTGGCACATTGGTAAGCGCATTCCTGCCGGGCTTCCAATCCGTGTTCGACCAGGCGGGCGGCTACCTACGTGAGTTCGCCGATATCGTCAAAACCTCAGACGGTGACTTTGGCGCAATGGCAGATGGGCTGGGTGGCTTGCTTGGCAAGATCATCGGCGACGTCGCCAAACAGGCACCGCAGATGCTGCAGGCTGGGCTCGGCATTCTTCAGTCCATCATGGATTCCATCGTCGCTAATCTACCGACGCTCATCGATGCTGCGATTGGCATCATCACCATGCTGTTGGATTTCATCGTCGTGAACCTGCCGACGTTGATCACTGCAGGCTTGCAGATCCTGATCGCCCTGGTGCAGGGCATCACACAAGCCCTGCCGACGCTTATCCCTGCCGTGGTGCAGGCGCTGCTTACCATCGTGCAGACACTCATCGAGAACCTGCCAATGCTCATCGATGCTGCCTTGCAATTGATCTTGGCATTGGCTCAAGGGCTTATCGCTGCATTGCCAATCCTAATCCCTGCCATTCCTGTCATCGTGCAGGCACTTGTAGACGCTTTGATTCAGGCTCTACCTATGATCATCACGGCTTCATTGGAAATCACCAATGCTGTTGCGCTTGGCATTCTGCAAAACCTTCCCGTCCTACTCACTGCCGCAGTTGAGTTAATCAGGGTATTGGTGACGTATCTATACAGCGAAGGTCCCAAGATGCTTATGGACGTTGGCAAGCGCATCGTCGAAGGGATGTGGCAGGGCATCAAGGCGAACTTTGGTTGGCTGAAAGACAACTTCGTCAAAGAGATGATGGGTGTTCTAACTGCCGTCAAAAACGCAATGGGCATTCACTCTCCATCTGACCTTTGGGGCGACGAGATCGGTCAGTTCATTCCGCCTGGTATTGGAGAGGGCGTCGACGAAGCTATGCCTGCATTGCGCCGTCATTTGGCACTCTCAATGGTTGGCTTGGCGAAAGACGTCAGCAACACCGCAACCCCGCAACTGGGCATGCCAGGTATGGGCGGAGTTGGAGGCGGCTCTATGATCAACATCGGAGACATCATCATCAACATCCCTGGTACGACAGCCACACCGCAGCAGGTCGCCGTCGCGGCTCAAGATGGCGTACTCAAAGCGCTGCGCTCGAAGGGAGGCGGCTAATGTATCGCCTTGTTGGCTTTGGCTTTGTCAGCCTCGAGCACTACAACCAAGTGGATGCCATCGGCTCTGGCGTCACGCCCGTAGCGTATCAAGCTCTGCCAGAAGGCGGTGCTATTGATGGGTATGGGTCACAGCAAAAACACCCGGGTGCGGTCGAGCGAAGTTTCTCACGACGCTTGCGAGGTGGCACACAGGCAGAGCTCGAGCAAACCTTCTTTCAGTTGCTTGCCTTGCGTGGTAAACGGGATCGTTTGTATCGGCGCACTGCCTCTGGCGATATCCATTGGCAATATGCGCGGCTCGTAGAAGTCACAGCTACTCGCAGCTATGAGATCACCAAATACAACTTCATTCAAGATATCGAACTGCGCGTTGTCACCCAAGATCCATTCTGGCGTGGTGACTTTGGCGGCGCTTGGTATTTGGATGATGGCGAATACCTCGACACGGGTCTATCTTTTGATAGCGCACAAACGTACGCGCTTAGCAGCTCGCCGACAACCTTCACCATCAGTATTGGCACAGAGGCAGGGCGGGCGCCCATTCGTGCAATTCGCTTGCGTGTCACGGCAGGATCCGCTCCCATTACCAGCATCACGATCGCTCGCGCTGGTGGAGAGTCGCTTACCTTTGGCGGCACGATCGCAATAGGCAACGAGATGATCATCGACACCGGCACGATGCAAGTCACCAATGACGGTGTCGATGCCTACGACGACCTGACCCTTTCGCCGACGGCAGACATGGCAGCCTGGCTCGCCTTTGAAACAGGCGACAACCCGATCACTGTCACCTTCAGCGGGGGCGGCACTGGCTCCACGATCGACTTCACATACTACGAGGCGTGGTACTAATGCAGATCCGCAACTTTTGGGTTGATATCGAAGACAGCTCTGGCACTCGCCTGGGGCGCGGACCCTTGCGTGCCTCCACCTTTCGCCACAATGCGCAGCTCTCTGCCAGTGGTGATTTCTCGTTCGTGGTCTCCGGGGCAGATCCGAATCTTTCGGCGCTGAGCGAGAAACGCGTGGCCGTCTGCAAGTACATCGACCGCAGTGGTGCCTTGCAAACTTTTGGCAGCGGCGTAATCGACAAGATCACACGCGTGATTGAATCCGATGGCAGGTTGGTTGTGACCGTCTCAGGCAATGACCTGGTGCGCGAGTTGACCAATCGTAACGTCGGTTCGCTCGACCTCTCCGGAGGTGGTGCAGGCGTCAGCGATGCACCCGACCAAATCATGGCATTCGCACCGGCAGGCTGGTCGATCAACGATGGTACGACTCTGACCAACGTCTACGCAGGCTACGATGGCGAGACGGTGCTGAGCGCCTTGATCGGCGCAGGCGACCCGATCGGCGAGCATTGGCGACTGGGCAGTGGGCGCGTCATCGACTGGCTGGGACCCGCATCGAGCTTTGCGGCATCGGGCGTGCGGGCCGTGCAGCACGTCAACGACCCTGTTGCTGCAGAAACAGCCGACACCATCGCGCTGATCACCTCCTTCGAAGAGGTCAGTGACGCGGCAGACTTGCTCTCGCGGGTGATCCCACGCGGAGCGGGCAACGGCGGCGCGGTGCTGACCCTGGCTGCGGTCACCGATTCCGCGCCGGTGGGCTACACCTTGAACGCTGCGCAGAATTATGTCAAACGCGATGCCAGCGAAGTCACCTATGATCGCATCGAGCGTGTGTTGGATTTCAAGAACATTGGACCGCTCTCGAACACCACGGCAGATATCCAGGCGGCTGCCAATATGCTCCTGCAGGCATCGGTGGAGCATTTGCGCAAGCATGGCGTGCCGCAAAAGTTTTATCGGGTGGGGCTTGCCAAGGTCGGGCAGATGCTGCAACCTGGCACGACCCTGCGCACGGTTTATCGCAGCCTGGTCGAAGGCGCGGTCGTGTACGACGTCGACGATACCTTCATCATCCTAGAGGCTACACGCGAGATCACAGAAACCGGCATCGCCACAACGTCGGTCTTGATCTCCACCATCGACCGCATGCCCATCAGCGATTCGGATTATCTGGCACGTCAGGCAATGGGCGCAAGGATCCTCTCAGCGCATCAGCAACTGGGCGCGAGTGTGGATACATTCACGTATCGCGATGAAATGGACGATGCCAAAGACGCCTCATTCCGTTTTTGGTTGGGCGATGAGTACACCTCTATTCAGCGAGCAGTGATGCGCTTCCGCATTCAACCGTTGCGCAGCACCGTCAAAAGCGTGGCAGGCTCGAGCACAACCACGTCCAGCGGTGGCGGGTCAACCGAAACTAGCTCAAGCGGTGGTGGGCAAACGGCAACTGGTGGAAGTCATCTGCATAATACAGAGATTTTAAACTTGCCGCCAAATGTCACAGATATTGGTTGGGCAAAGAGTGGAGGGTTTGTCACACTAGTATCTAATGGCGGAGTTTCTGCTGGCGCAATATTTCAAGTTGGCGTAAATAGCAGCCATAATCATACGATCTCAGCCCACACACATGATGTCGAAATACCAGATCACACGCACGACCTGACGCCCAATATCTCAATGGAATACGGCATCTTCGAGGAAAGCGGAGCTAACACCCTGGTGCTGGCTAATCTTGTCATCAAGTTAAATGGTGGGGCAGACCTGAACGCCAGTGTGGATGATATTGGGAACGGCTGGTACGAATTGGATATCACCACCGACCTGGTAGACGCGGTCTTTCGACCGACGCAAGAAAATAATGAGATCGTCATCTCGACCGCAACAGCCAAGACCGCTCGCATCGAAGCCCAGATCACGATCCGTGGCGTGGTGCAGGCTGTAGCGTATTCATAAAGGAGAGTTTATCTATGACATCAAATCATCACACCCCGATCCCATCATCGCCAAAACAACCGGCAAACGCAGCGACCATCAATGATCCGCTCAGCGAGTTGGATGAAGTTATCACCGATCACGAGACTAGAATCGGAGAACTCGAAAGTGAGTTCCCTCCGGCACCTGGCAATGCCACTGAATTCCTTAACGGCGATGGGGAATGGACAGTCCCTGCAGGGACCGGCGCCAGTGTAGACGGTCATCTGATCAAAGACGAAGGCGTTTCATTACCTCAGCGTGCGTCGATTGATTTTGTCGGTGCGGGTGTAACGGTCACCAACGAGGCAGGCGGGACACAGGTCTCCATCCCTGGCGGTGGGCATACCATCGAGGATGAAGGCACACCCGTAACTCAGCGCAGCTCGCTTAATTTCACGGGCACAGGCGTAACGGTTACAGACACTGGTGGCAAGACGAAAGTTGATATCCCAGGCGGAGTGACAGATCATGGCGCATTGAGTGGTCTTGGTGACGATGACCATACTCAATACCACAACGATGCACGTGGCGATGCTCGCTACCCACGCAAGTATGCAGGCAAAACTGCAGCGCCCACGGTCAATGATGACAGCGGAGATGGCTATGCTGTTGGTGATAAATGGCTCGATGAGACCAACGACAAAGAATATGTGGTGCTCGATGTTACGGTTGGCGCAGCTGTTTGGGTAGAAACTACAAGCGCGGGTAGTGGGGGAGATTGGGCTAGTGACACTGCAGCTTGGACGCGTACAGGGAACCACACATTTACAGTTAGTGGTGATCGCACAAGCGAGTTTCGAGCGGGAATCACCAAGGTTCGATATGATGATGGCGGCGGAAATGAGTATGGAGTTGTTGGCTCATCGTCTCACTCCGGCGGTACGACAACAGTGAATTTAATTCCAAACAGCGATTATGCGATGGCAGGTAATCCGACTACTCGAGCGATCAGTTACTTAGAGAGCCCTGTTGGATATCCCGTTTGGTTTAATTACACAGTAACTTGGGGGGCATCCGGATCAATGACGTTCACTTCAGTGACGCCTAAATTCACGCGATGGCGTGTGATAGGCGGAAATACCATAAAAGTAACTGGGCGAGGTGTTGGAACAACCGGTGGTACTGCCTCCTCCACGTTAACCGCGACATTGCCTTGGAATGCAAAACATGGTGCTGACAACCCCGCCGCAATCAGTTATGTTTCAGATACCGGTAGTGGTGTTGCCGGTTATTGTTATTTAACGGCAGATAAAATCAATTCAAAAAAGTACGATGGATCTAATTTCGGGTTAGGTATCAACAGATGGGTTGTTTATGATGTCACCTATGAAATGGAGTAGATTATGACCAAAGTCTGGACGCCAAAAAATATTATTGCGGGCGACGGTGTAGACCACACCGATGTTTATATCGATGGGGAGGCGGGTGAGGAAGTATCCTACCTCATCAATGGAGAGCAATTTACAGCTGTACTGGAAGACTTGGGCAACAGTGGGCGTGAGACGTTGGAAATTACATGCGACACCCCAAACACAACCATCGTCGTGCAATGTGGCGAGAGCGTTGTGGTCATTTACGCGGTGGAGGTACCAGTATGAAAATAACAAAAACAGGTAAGCACATCAAGGTCACAGATGATGACAAGGATGAGAAGACCACGCTGACCAAACATAAAAATAAAAAATTCGCCGACCTGACCCAGGTAGAAAAAGACGAACTGCTGCTGGCTCTGCTGCAGCGGGCAGGCATGGCAAACAAGAGCGGTCGCATCAAGGGATAGTTTGTATTGCTATATCTGCCACTTTCTCACAGATCCGTCTGACTCTGGTTTATGCATCCACTGCCAAAAAGAAGTGGAGCGCATCAACGAGAGGAACTACCATTTAGGATTGCTGCGCCAGGCGCTTGTGTATTGCCCTGCGCCTCTTTACGAAAAAATCGAAGAGGCATTGGGTCGCTATGAGCAGCCTTTTATCTTAACTGACCCTTGAGTAATTCGATCAAGCGGAGGATCTCTGCCTGATCGAATTTGTTTTGAGCGCCCAAATTGAAGATGGTGCTCTGAACTTTGGATGTCTGCAACGCGCTGTAGACTTCATCTGTGATGACGATATTGGAGTGCATGACGTTCTGGCTAATGGCTTTGACCTCGTCGATGGTGCGTGCCAGGCTGCGAGCGTACACGATATGACCGTGGCGGAACTTATGCGGCGATTTGTATTCAATGCCTGCGCGATCGCAGATCAAACGGATATCGACGCCCACCTGTGAGACACGTCCCTCAATGGCGCGAGATGTTTCTTTCAGGCTTGTTCGGTCATTTTGCAGGGGGGCATACCACAGCGACGTGGGTGACATGTGGCGCACTTTCTTGTCCCAGGCTTCCACAACGCTCAGCAGATCCGGAATATCCAGCAGGTAGGTAATCGCGGCTTTATCATTTTTGGTGCGAATGCCCATGCTTGGCTTTTGTTGGATGCGGCGATTTGGCAGGTCGATGCATTGGAGTGGTGCTGACGCCATTGCATCCGGACGCATGCCGGAGAGGAAGAGCATACATGCGCCAGCCTGGGCGCGTTCTTCGTGCAGTGTTTCTGTAGCAACACGGGCAATGGCGCGAACTTCATCCAGGGTATAAAAACAGTGGTCGTCTAGGCTGGGCTCGGGTTTGCTGTGTGGCACAAGACTACTCAACCACAGACTCGAAACGAGATGGTAGCGCGAGCCCCAAGCCGCCCGAGCATATTCAAAGAACTGGCGCGAGACGGTGAGGGATTTATAAATGGTGGTGTAGCTCAGCGAGGCGCTCGAGCCGTCATTTCTGGCCGTGGAGAGATACACGGGCAGGACCGGGTCAATCTTGTGCGCCTTTGGCAGCGGGGTTTCGTCTGCCCATTCGATCAAGTGGCGAAGATAGTTCCAATATTTGCGAATGGTTTGAGGGTCGCGTCCCAAGCGGGTGAGATGAGTAAGATAGGCGCGGGCGTCCATCCAGTTCTGACGGTTGATCATTGCTCACGCTCCCGTTTACTAAACCGATTAACGTGACGATCACAGTGCGGGCAATTGGACTGATAGATATGGATATACAGGTTGGTGTACACAATGCGGGGGTTGATCATCTCCACGGCTTGATTGCATTTGAGGCAGTAGGCATATCCATCAGGCAGCCCAGGGTGCGCCTTGCGTTGGGTCGTGATCATGTTTCTTGCCCACTGCACGAACGTTGGTCCGTGGATCCAGAGCGAATGATCTTCACGGATGTAGGGCAGCCCTGCAGGGATATAGGATCGATAGATGGTATCGGGCGTGATGCCGATTTCTTCAGCTAGCTCGGGTGGTTTGTACATCATATCGAGGATGCGTCCCAGTCGAATGACCTGGGCATGTTTTAGTAACGGTTTTCTCATCATCTGCTCCTGGAATCAAAAAAGCGAAAATAGATGGCAGGGGTCTGCATCATTCTCGCTTCTCTCCAAAAGCATTATGTAGCCGCTTCGCTATTGCAATAAGACGAAGATTAAAAAAACGGCATTTTGTCACCAATATTGATAAATGCGAGATACGAATTTGTTTCCAGCTATTGACAAATAATTGCAACGGTTGTATATTGTTGCCAGCAGTTGACAAATTGATAACTAGTAGAACTAAAGCCAGAACCCCTCTAAACGCCCACAGGAAGCCCTACAAGGCACTTGGCAGGCTGGGAGCGGGGAAAACCACAAAGGAAGGCATATGACCAAAAATTACTTCAACATCCCTGTAGACGACGAAGAGACCTATATCGCCGTGAAATTGATTGCCGAGAACAACGGCTTTGGCAAGCGCGGCATGGGTCAGCAGATCAAAGCCTGGGTGTCTCAAACCCTAGCGGCTCCGGTCTGCGATCACCCCAAAACACTTGTTCAGGTGCAGCGGAATTACAGCGCCACCGTGCTGACTAGCGTGATTGCTGGTGAAAAGCATTTGTTTTATCAGGCGTACTACTGCGCAACCTGCAATCGTGTGTACCAACAGGCAAGCGCGCCAAATGCGGAGCCTGTTTCTGCAGAAGCAATCGCAGCGGCAAAAGTGGATCCCTATGGGCAACCCGCTCCGGCTGTGGTGACGAAGCGCAAGCGCGTCCAGCGCAATGAGAGGGTCAACTAATGATCATCCTCTTCGTTCTCACTGGCATGCTGATTGTCACACTTGCATGCGCGCTGCTATATACCGCGCTCTTTGAACGCCCAACCAAGGGAGGCTGAGATGAAGACCATCATCGCCACTGACCCACAAGACCTGCTTGAAAAAGTGAACCAAGCCATCGCAGACAAGCATGATCTGTATACCGCTCCCTTCGTCAGCTTCGAAGGCTTGCTCGTGCAACGCATGGCTCCAACTGCGGGTCTCTACGAATACCAACTGATCAACGCTGACAACCTCGACGATCTGCTTCTCGCGGAGCAGAACCTGATCACGCTTGGCTATGACTATATCTTCAACACGATCATCTGGTACGGCAGATACCTGCAATGGATGGGACGTGTGACCGACGCCGGTCTGAGCGTGCGCGATGCCGTGAAAGAACTCGGTGTGCTCAATGCCACGAGTATCTTCTTCGAACACGCCGAGCGTGCAGAGGAATTGCAACTGGTGGCGGACGTGCGCGAAGTGCTGCATATGGAGCCGACTGCCAAGGGCGGGTATTTGGTGAAAGTGCCTCATCCGTTGTTGGGTTCATAGCCACAGGATAGCAGGAAGGTAGCCACCCGATGAATCCCGACGCCATCCCGAATTATGCCGACATCATCCCGACAGAAATTGCTGTGATCGTCCTGCTCGAATTGGTCTTTGGGTTTGGCTACAACCACCTCGTAGCCTTTTGGATGAAGAACAACCTGATGCACGTCTCCTGGACCGTAGTGTACGAGAACCTGCTCGCAGAACTCGCCGCCGGAGAACTAACCAAACTCCAAAGACAAGTCTTCGAGTTGTTACGCGATAACCCAGACGGGCTCGATCGCTACCAACTGGTAGCCAGCATTTATGGATATGTGCCAGAGAAGATTGACGGTGATCTGAACGACAGGAAGATCCGCAAAGCCATTCAGCGATTACGCACCCGCCTCTTCCCGATCGTGAGCACAAGCGGCAGACCGGGCTACCGGCTGGACATCTCCAAAAAGGCAGCAGAGAAGATGGTCGCTGAACTCAACAGCCGGATCAATCATATGAAGGAACAAGTCGAAGCTGTCAGCAAGTTCTACCAGCTCTCTGCGATACCTAAGACCTACAAGCCGCCGCGGCGACTACGCCAGGTAAAGAACAACCAGCAGATGAGGATGCCGATATGAAGAAGCCTAACTGTGTGAAATGCGGCAAGCCACTTAGTGACCCATTCAGCATTGCAGTGGGGATGGGGCCCGACTGCAGAGGCGGATTGAGCCGACGCGGCTGGAAGTTCCCAAAACCAACCTGGCGAACTCATAAAGGACGGGTTGTCCTCGAAGGGTATCGCGGCAAGGTCGAACCACCTGCAGTGATGACCGAGCAGGATGACCGACTGATGCGCAAGTTAGTAAAACGAAAGGCAGAAGACAATGACACCAACAACGAACACGAAAGTTAGCACTCCACTGGGTGAAGGCATGGTACAGGCTCCCTTTGCGATCAAGTCTGCTCAGGGCGATGATATTGTGCGCGGCTTGTTGGTGCGACTACCGATCAATGATGCAACTCGCGTTCACCTCAACAAATCGAACTGCATCACACCGCATGCCACGCTGAGCGGTCTATGGGTCTTTCAAGAAAAGGAACTGACGCTATGAGCAACCTAGCAGGCATGTTCCTCCGCATGGCGACCAGCAAGCCAGTAGAGAGTCGTCCGCTCGTTAGCCAGATGGTAGCCGTCAAGTACTGCGAGTGCGCTGGCATACAGACGCCACACATTCACCGGTCAGATCACCTCGAGTGTGCGTGGTGTGGAAACAAGGTTTATGTCAAAGCCACTGAGTCCTCGAGTCAAGACATCAGTTGAGGGCGAAGGGCGGGTGGTCTTTCACGATGAGACCCGCTACGGTCTGCGCCGGATGTGTGTCGCCAGTTACGGCAAATATCCAGACCTTGAGACCTGGCTCGCCATGCTGCCGCCCGAAGCAATCGCCCACGGGTATCGCTATGTCGAAAAGATCGAAGCCGATATTCTGTTCGTTGGTTATTTATGGATCTACTACAAGATGGAAGGTAAAGCATGAAACCTGTATTGATCGTTCTGACATTTATCGCCCTGATCGGCGGCTTGGTCTTCCACGACCAGGTGCTCGCCATCTTCGCAGGCATGACGCCGCTGGCAGCCCTCAAGCTGATTACAGATTATGTGCTGCACGTGGCTGTGGTGACGGTGATCGGCTTGGTGGTCTTCGGATTGCCTGAGATCGTCAAGCCGTGGCTGGCACTGTTGCGACGGAAACGCCGCAGCCTGCGCCGTGGGCATGTTCCTTCTCACACACAGGAAGCTGCACCGCGAGCGCCACGCACCAACAAAGACGCCGCGCTCATGTGGTTGGCAAGTCGCTTGGCGCAAACGAACAAAGCGCCGACGTCCAGCCAGACACCGTCTGCAGACGATGTGCAATTCAAACTGTGAGGATGCCATGAAAAAGTTATTCATACTTATCCCGCTTCTTTTCATCCTTGCAGCTTGTGGCACGTCCGCAGGTCCCACTCCTGTGCCGACAGCAACCCCCAACCCGGGCGAGATCGCATTGCAAATGGTGCAACAACAGATGGCAGCCGAAGCGACCTCTCAAGTAGTCGGTTTGCAATTCACTGCCACCGCCCAAGTGATGGGACAGACCGCAACCGTGCAGGCATATGGCACGCAAGCTGCCGTCACTCAACAGGCGCGGATGGATTCCCAAGCTACGGCGGATCAATCCCTGCTCTTTGCACAGGCGACGCAACAGCGCATCGATGCCGAAGCCACCCAGGCGCAAGCCAGACGCGATGCAGAGGCAACCGCTGAACAGGCACGGCTCAATCTGTCCGCTACTCAACAGGCAGAAGCCACAAGCACAGCCTTCTCCATGACACAGATGGTCATACCGACTCACAACTTATGGACCCAGCAAGCCGTGGAGCAACAGATCATCCTGGCGACCAATGAAGTGGAGCTCTCAAACCTGGCTGTTGAGCAGCAACAGCAAACGAACACACTCGATTGGGCGGTGCCGATGGGGATTGCCCTGCTGCTAACGCTGGGGCTGCTGGCATACGTTTATAGCCACTCGCAAGTCCGCGAGATCAAGAATGAAGATGGAGGCGTGGACGTGATCATCTTCAAGAACAAGCAGATGATCAAACCGCGCATCATGCCAAAGCCGGTGCTGATGCTTGAAACAAGTGTCATGCCTGAAATGACCACGCCACAAGAACAGTCTGAGATCGTGCGCCGTGATCAAGGCGTGATGGCATTGGCAGCCATGCCTACGAACCCAGCGAGCCATGCAGTGCAGGCTTTCAATGGGTACTTTGGGCAGGCTGAAAAACGCGAACAGCCTTATGAAATCGTCGATGGTGCATCCATCCCTGCCGACCTGATGGATCCGGAAGCGATGAAAGCCATCGAAAACGAATGGAAGGAAGAAGTGCATGGATAACAGACAACTCGCTCAACTGGTTGCCAACCGTACGTTGGCATTGCTCGACGAACGCAAGGCTCGTTTGTATCCAGAGCGCACTTCGTTCTACGTGTGGACCCGTGAAGACCGCGCCGTGGTGATCTTTGATACCAACATGATCGATATCGGCAAGGTCAATGCCGACTTTGCGCATCGTCTCTCAACCCGCTTGCAGGGTCGCCGCGTGGTGCGTACGAATAGCCGTGGTCTTTACCTGCAGGTTGGGTATGAGATTCCGCCTGCACTGGTTGAGTTGAACTCCGCGCCTCTCGATCTGAGCAAGCAGCCGACGCCGTACCATCTGCCAATCGGGACATCCCGCACAGGGCAGGATATATGGATCAACTTACAGGAAGGCGACTCGTTCCTGATTGCTGGGGCACGCGGCATGGGCAAGAGCGGTCTGATCCAATCGTTTGTGCAAGCCCTTACGCATGGCGGCATGGTCGATGTTTATGGCTACGATGGCAAGCGTGGTGTGGAATTTGGCAGATATGCCGATGCACCGAACTTCACCTTGGTGAGCCGCTTGGCAGAGACGCTGACACAACTGAAGGTGCAGGCAAGTGAACGACGCAAGATCCTGCTTGCCAGTGGATATCCGAACGTGATCGAGTTCAATCGCGACACGAAAGAAGAGTTTGCCTTGAAGCCGATCGCGGTCATTATTGACGAGGCTGCACTTACTTCGGATGATGAAAAGGCTTTGTTGGTAGAGATGGTCGAGCGCGAGCGTGACACGGGTTTCTATCCGATCATTGCCACGAACCGACCGGAAGCCTCTGCGCTGCTGATGAAGTCGAACCTGGTGACGCGCATCTCGTTCGCGGTGCCTTCGTGGAATGCCAGCCAGATGGCACTCGGCATGAATGGGGCAGAGGCACTGGATAAGGTGCAGGGTCGCGGGCTGCTGGTGTTCAAGGCGCGAGTGATGGAGTTTCAGTCATTCCGTGTGAAGTATCCAGCACCATCACCGGAAGCAATAGAGAAGATGTTATGGCAGGAAGATCAACAAGCAGAGACCGTGCCGACGGCAGCCACAGGCACTGAGATCACAAAGATGGCAGAGGCAATTCGAGATCGCTGGACACTGAAAACGAGCAAGACCAAGACGGCAACCCTGCTCGGCTTCCCTCAGTATGGCGGTTCGTATCGCACCAAGACCGACCTGGTGATTGAGTATTTGACCTCTACTACTACTACAGAAGAGCCTCAAATAGGCAGTTTTGCCACAGAAATGGCATAGAAGCATAGTAGTAGTAGCACTTTCAACTTGACTTCCCCGGGAAACGGCGGCGTAATGTCGCCCCCGAAAAGGAGACCTTATGACAACGAAGACAACGAACAACACAGCAAGACCACGCTTTGAGATCGGGCACTGGCTCGTCTACGGTGCCGCAGCCTTTCAGGCGTACCACATGGGCAGGGCATTCCATGTGTATGACCCAGACGGCTGGCATTGGATGAACGTCAACTTTGGCGGCTTGATCTTGGGAGCTATCCTGAATGTGATCGTGGCGCAAACGGCAACGCAACTGCCGAACATCTCTGCGACCTTTGTCACACTCAAAGAGTTATTGCCGAAGGCATCGAAGAAGGCTGACAAGAAAGATGAGCTGGCACGCTCACGCGCCTTGAAAAAGATGACACTGGCGATGAAGCAGAACGCTTATTCACAGGTTGGCTTTTACATCCTGCTTGGTTTTTCAGCGCTGATGGTGGCACCGGCACTGTACATCTTATGGACGAAGACCCTGCCCTTCCACCCGATCTTCATCGGCATCATGGCAGGGGTAGGTGCGGTCGCTCCGGATGTCGCTATCACCGTCGGTGGTTTCGCTGCCAGCGACAGTGAGCGACGCTCAGCGACCAAACCAGCGACGGTCAGCGACGCTGGCAGCGACGCTCAGCGACCAAATCAGCGACGGTCAGCGTCGGTGAAACCTCGCTCAGAGAGAAAACCAGCGAAAACAAGCGACGCTCAAGCGAAGATGTACCAATGTGAATGCGGTGAGAAGTTCGCCGACAGGTTCAAATACAGCGGGCATGCAGGCAAGTGCTCGGTGCGCAAACAGATCAAAGCCAGCAAGGGACTTATCCCTGTCGATCTTTCAGCGACGTCAGCGAACGCTGAGCGAGGTGAGCGATGAGTGGACTGATCGTCGGGCTGGTCTTACGCCAACCAATCACTGAAGAATTCAACAGCGACGCGAAGTTCATCGCCACGGTGTACGCCGACCATGCATGGGAAGACGGCACACATGCCTACCCAGCAGTAGATACAGTTGCCAAGATCACTGGCTATTCAGACCGCACCATCCAGCGGTACCTGCGAGTGCTCGAAAGCATCGGTGTGATGATCTTGAATGGCAAAGGTCCGCGTGGCACCAATCGCTACGACTTCCCGCTCCAAAGCAAAGAAGATGGCTCGGTAAGGCTTGCCATCAAGGGGGGTGACAGGCTGTCACCCCGTCAGCCTGTCGGGGGTGACAGGGAATCGGGTGACACGGAATCGGGTGACACCTGTGTCACCCAAACAAACAACCCGTCATTAGTTCTTGTTGTTAACGCGGACTTCGCCAAGATATCAAAGCTCTACGAGCATGAGATCGGAGCCCTAACACCACTGATCGCCGACGCCATCCGCGATGCATGCACGACCTACGAAGTCGACTGGATCCCAGAAGCCATCGCCATCGCAGTGCAAAACAACGCTCGCCGATGGAACTACGTCGAAGCGATCCTCAAGAACTGCAAGACCGCAGGCAAACGACCGTCACTCAACAAACTGGAGAATAAACATGTCAACAATACTTCAAGCACTCGAAGACGCACAGAACCCAAAGGACAAGCGCAAGCAGACACTTCCCAATACAGCGCAGCCGACCGCGCCGCTGCAGCACTCGTCAAAGCCAAGCGCAAGCCAGCAACCCAAGTGTCCTGATTGCGGTGGTGCTCGCTGGTGGCGCTACGACGTGCCTCTTGATCACCCGATGTTTGGCAAGCTCTTCCCATGCGCTACCTGCAACAAAGATGCAGTGGCTGGTAGCACAGGGCTCAACCCAGTCGAGCGCGAGATCCGCTTTTCAGACATCGTGACCGATGACCGACCAGGTGCGGCAAAGATGCTCGACGCGGCAAAAGAGTTTATCAAAGATGGCTCGACAGGCTTCCTAACCGTCTACGGTGGCTATGGCAATGCCAAGACCACACTGCTGAAAGCCATCGTCAACGAGTGCGTGAGCAAAGGCTTGTCTGCCCGCTACATCACGATGACTGAAGTGATGGCATACGCTCGCGAAGCCTTTGAGAGCCAGAAGCAAGGCGACACAGACTATGGGCGCATCACAGATCTGGCAAAGGTGCATGTGCTGGCGATCGATGAGGTCGATAAGGCACGCTTCACCGAGTACGCTCGCGAAGTGCAGGTGCATCTCTTCGACGCCCGCTACCGCAACAGTCACGCGGTAGGCACGATCGTGGCATGGAATGGTGACTTTCACAGCATTGACCTGCCCTCGGTGCTGAGCCGCCTCAGCCAGTTTGTGGTGGTCGAGAATAACGATAAAGACATGAGACCGTTGTTGGGAGATAAATCATGAACATGCAAACGAATATTGACGATGTACGCGATGAGATCATGCGCTTGGAGTCTGCGCCTCACTTCGACGCCAATGCCTGGTCCCGCGTGCTGGCAGATCTGAGCGCCGCCGGTCGCCTCTCTGCCTTGGCAGATGCTCAACGCCGCATGGAGACGGCGAGAAGCAATCAGCCGGTGGTTGGTCTTGATATTGCGAGCGGGAAAGATAGAACCGTGGTCAGAGGCGTTGCTGTGGAAACGGGCTACAACGCCGACGGCAGCCTGAAAGCCTATTGGGTGCAACGCGTGGATGATGAGTGGGGCATGTGGATCCACGCTGAGTCTGCGGGCAAGGCGAAGAGCATCTACCAACAGCGAGACCCAAGCCTTGAACCAGCCGACTTCACTGACCTGCGAGCCGTCCGCCCTGGGCGTGGTGCTGATTTGTTGGATTGCACGCCCTTTACAGACGATACGTTGAGGCTGGCAGGATATCGCTACGAGAACGAAGATTTTGCAGACGCGTTTCTTGATTTTTGTCCGTGCTCGATGTGTCGGTTCGAGAAGACCAAGCCTGAATATCGCGTAGGCATTATGGCGGGAGTAGGGGATTAACATGCCAGACCCAAAACCAACGGAGCGCCGGTTCTTTCTTTGCACAGGTCAATGCGTGTCATACAAAGACCTTCACAAATACGCCGACAGCCACATCCTAGGGGAACTGCGCTACCTGACCGATGAAAAGCGCAAGGTGACAGCACTGGCACTCTACGAGATGCCCGTCAGTGCAGGGACCGTCCCACCGGTGAAGCCAGTCATCATCGTCCACATCATTGGGGATGCGCGTCTGATCAAATGCCGCTATGCCGACTGCACCAAGTCCCAACGCTGGGAGCTGGGCAGGGCTGGCTTCTTGTCCCTTATGGAGCGGATGGGATATCAAGACCAACTCCTGAAACTGGAAGAACAAGAAAGGCAGGTAAAGAATGAGCCAGTTGCTTGATGAAATCAAACAGAAGGTTCGGACAAAGAATTACAGTCCACGCACGGCTGAACAATATGCTGAATGGGCTCGAAGTTTTATTTTGTTCCACAAAAAACGTCATCCGCGTGAAATGGGCAAAGCTGAGATTGAGGCATATTTGAGTTATCTGGCTAACACACGCCGACTGAGCGCATCGTCCAGAAACCAGTGTTATTACGCGCTCAAATTCATGTATATCCATGTGCTGGGGATGCAGTTGGAAGCTGTAGATGGCTTGGCAGCGAAAGAGTCAAAGCGGCTGCCTACTGTGCTCAACCGTGAAGAAACTGCCAAGGTGCTCAATTTGGTCGATAACGAACCCTTCAACCTTATGGCACGGATGCTTTATGGCTGCGGTTTGCGCCTCAAGGAATGCCAAAACCTGCGCATCAAGGATATTGACTTTGGGCTGATGACGGTGACTGTCCGCGCTGGGAAAGGTGATAAAGACCGGACGGTAAAACTTCCGCAAACATTGATCAAGCCGCTTATGGATCAAATGGCGATTGCGCGTCACCTGCATGAGATCGACATCAAGCTCGGGATGCCGGGCGTCTATGTACCAGATGCGCTTGATAGAAAATATCCGAACATTGGTTGTGAATGGGGCTGGTTTTGGGTTTTTCCTGCCAAGAACTACAGCATCGATCTTGAAACTAAAATACGCCGACGCCACTTCCAGCACGAAAGTGAGCTACAACGAGCAATCCGCTCGGCAGCAATTCAGGCTGGTATTACCAAAAGAGTTAGTCCGCACACTTTTCGTCATTGTTTTGCCACACATCTGCTTCTTGCAGGGTACGACATCCGCACGGTGCAAGAGTTGATGGGACATAAGGATGTGAAGACAACCATGATTTATACACATATTCTCCAGCCTGGTGGTAAAGGCGTGGAAAGTCCGCTGGATAAATTGGAGTTAGACCAGTGGAATATTATCAGTCAGTAGATTGATAAGGATAGTTAGGCGTTTACTTCAATGGCAAAATACACTCTTCACAATGGCGATTGTTACGAATATCTGAAATCACTTTCAGCGGTTGACGCTATTGTCACCGACCCGCCTTACGGTATCAGTGCAAATAAAATGACTTTAGGCTCTGGCAAAAAACAGTTTCAGCGCGGCGATGAATGGGACATTGAGCGTCCAGACATTAAGCCGTTTTTATCTGTCTGCAAATATGTCTGCGTCTGGGGCGGTAATTATTTCACCGATGTTTTGCCACCAACAAACCGCTGGCTTATATGGCACAAAAAAAACGATGGGCTGTCATTTTCCGAAGCCGAATTAGCGTGGACAAATTACAGCAAGAATGTTCGTGTTTATCATCGGCATTGGTCAGGTGAGCAAAAAGAACATCCAACACAGAAACCAATTCATGTTATGTCTTGGGTTCTTCAGCAGTTACCGCAAGAAGTGAAAATAGTTTTTGATCCGTTCATGGGTTCTGGTACTACTGGCGTAGCATGTATGCAAATGGGTATTGATTTTATCGGGTGTGAAATCAATCCAGATTATTACGCCATAGCAGAAAGGCGAATCAGTGAAGCCGCGTCTCAAGGTGTTCTGTTGGCAGAAACACGCCTAACACAGCATGCAGCGGACGGCGGGAACTCGCCCGCTAATTTATCTTTATTTCCCGCAGAAGTTATACCCCCTGCGAAGGTTAGTGGCGCACCCCGCCGCCGCTAATGCAAACCGTTGGGCAGTTACTTTCATAACAAAGGAGTTTTTATGTCAGACAAAAAAGAAGAAATTACACGTCGCTTAGTGCGGGTTGCATTTGACCCGCACCACATGAAGTTATTGTTTACTCAAGGAAAAGAGGTGCATCTAAAATGTGTGGAAGGCTTGCCAGAAAATGCAGAATGGGTTGGAGAATACTTCGACAATCAAACCTGCCGTGTGTTTTTTATTTTCAGGCATGAAAGTTTTGAGCCAATCCCGCCCCATCTAATGCTGCCAGAGTTGCGCATTGTCACAGAACACTGCCCAACACAGCGTGTACCTGACGCTGTTTACTGCACAGGTTGCGGCGATGAAATTATTCCTCTTTGCCCTGAATGCTCGGGCGAAGAATGAGCGCAGGTAACGCAAACGTTAGGCGTTATATGAGCAAACCAACAAAAACAGAAATTGAAAGATACCTTGCTTGGCTTGATGACCCTCACAATGTAGTGAAAGGGTTATATAAACAAGCCGAAGATGCTTATCTTCTCACATTGCACGACACACTAGAAGATGAGTTTCAAATTGTCGCAGACATATTGGATGTGTTTTCCAAGTGGACGGAAAAACGCCTAACAATGCTTGCACCTGACGCGGCTACGCCTTCGTCCGCTGGCGAGCCATCATAACCAAATATTGGGTTGGCTTGCTTCGTGGTGTAACACGCCGCGCAGGTAAAGCCAGCCGTTAGGCTCTTGTTTCGCGGTCTGAAATTGCTCGAAAATTGGTGGTCTAAAACCCTTGACACGTTACGTAACGTGTGCTAAAATACCATCATTGAACAGCAAAAACAAATCAAAAACAGGAGAAACCTAATGAACACAAACGACAAACAAACAGTTGAGAACTTCGGCGCAGAAACAAAGAAAATGTTTTCCTCTTGCAAATACGCCTTCGCCAATCTTCAAGCCAATATCGGCGACCGCAATGTCTGGGGCGACTTCACCAGCAAGAAACAGGCAAAAGAAGCGGCTCGAATGTGGATGATGGCTTTTGCAAAATTCAGCCCCAAACTTGAAGCGAAGGTTGAAGGTAAAGCATACAGAATCGCGGTAACGTTCTAATGAAAATAGAAAAGAAATGGGGGGCGAAAGCCCCCCGCAAGCATGATCCAAAATGGAAAGACAACACACGATCCGAGCGCATCCAGAAGCGCCGCCAGCGTTTGAATGTGATCGCAAAAGAAAACGGCTTCGAGAGTTGGTCAGCATTTGAAACCGCAGTTTTGAATGGCGTGGCGAGCCTAACAAAGCATGCACTGGACGGCGCGACTCGCGCCGAAAAATAGAGGTCTTGCAAAATGGTGTTGCGTGTTCAATGCGCCGCCAGTAATGCAAACCGTTAGGCAACTAAAACATGCACACTTTACACAATGGCGACGCCCTCGAATGGATGAAATCTTTACCAGCCGCATCGGTTGATTGCGTTTTTGTTGATTTGCCTTATTTCGGCGTAGTGTCAGATGATTGGGATAACCAATGGAAAGACCGTAACGAATATCTCGATTGGGTTGTGTCTCTGGCGCATGAGTGGAAACGCATCACGAAAAGCAACTCTAGCATTTT